AAATGCAAACTTCTAACTCAGTATATCTATACACCGCACCAGTCTCTGAATTGTTGTTCTAGCCAGGCAAAATTATTAATCACTGTAAGGTCAACACCGTCACGTCTAGCATAGCGTTCACCCATTCTAGCACCTTGTGTGCTAAAATATCCATACTGTGATTCATTGCCGGCATTGAGCCACATTTGCAGCCTGGCTAGGCTTTCATCGTCGTTGTTATTTTTAATAATACCTGAACTTAGTTTTGCTGCTTCCCTAAACGCTGTTCGCCAAGTACTGTATGGTGAATAGTTAAATCTATGTTCACTGGCCAGTATGTTTACCTTAATGTAAGCATCAGCCAGTGTGGTAGTCATGTCTGCACGATCTAATCTTTCAACACTGAAGCAATCTTTAGAAAATAATTTAATTCCACCATGTCCATAAACTAGGCCATTAACGGGATTCTTGCTGCGGAATACTGCCACACTGCGTGGCTTAAGGTCAATCACTTTGTCAAATCGAAAATTATCTAACACATAGTTATCACCGTCTACAACATAAAATCTGTCTTGTTGACAATGTTCTGCTATTGCTTTATGGCTTTCAAAAATAGTGCCCACTGCTTTAAATGCTACACTACTGTCAGACTGCTTTTGACATTGAAACCAATTAGCTTCTGAATTTGCTTCGTCGTTATATAAAAAGTATACTGGTGTCATATTAATTCCATTTTGGTAAAGTGAATCCAAACAAAGGTAAGGCACTATGATTTAACATTGAGGGCCATCCAAAGTTTTTAGGAGGACTGATATTGACATGCTTAAACCATAAACTTTGATCTGCTGTCAATTCCACCAATGGTAATGACAAATTCTGTTTTAATTCTATTAGAATTTCATTGGCGTGGCCTTCATGATTAGTTACATTATTATACAAACTATTCCAATAATCCTTAAACCAATCATAGTCGCTAATCAGGCTATGGTCAAAATTTTCAATATATAATTTGTGTGCCCCCAGTCTAGCCCCATACATTGCCCAAAATCCGTTTGTAACATCACGGCCCACCGTCATCCAAATAAGCCATCGTGCATAGTTTCCTGGATACATCTTGTTTTTAAATTTGTCTACATCAACTTTATGTCCTTGATCTAAACCCATCTTAACGCCTTCTCGAAATCCAGCACGAAATGCCTGAAATGCAGTTGCATTATTCATCACGGTGCCATATGTATAGTTCATTTGTTTATAATTTTTTTCGTCCCAGCAAAAATCTACATTATTGTCATTATCATCGGGATCTGCCGCTTCGTGTGTTCGCATGTTTAACACATAGGGAGCATACCATAACTTAATACCACCGTTTCCATAAACTAGCCCATTGATAATATTACGACTGCTCCAGCTAAATGTACATTGTACGTCTTTGGCATCTAAAACCATTTCCTCTTTCCATATTTCAGGATCTACTGCACAATCGCCATCAATGGTAAAGAATCTATCATTGACGGCATGTGCAGCACAGGCTTTATGTGCAGCATCTAGTCCCTTAACGCCATGAACACGACGTATCATTTCTGGATTAGGATGCCCATTTTTTAACTTATCAAAGTTAACATTAGCATTAGGTTCGTCATAACTAAGAAATACCGCAGGAATATCTTTAAATGACAATTTAATCGTATTATTTCTCACCAGTGATGAGCCTGTTTGGCTAGACCTTGACACTACCAAACCATTATTGATAGAATTTAGTAAACTCATTTTTCATCCATTCGTAATTATTAATTAATTTTAATTTTTCAACATCATCTTTGTTTTCAGACCCGTATAACTTACCCTGGGCCGCGCCACTAAGTGCATACTCTCCATAGGGTTTATCCCTGCCCATTGTACACCAAATATTTAATCTAGTTTCAGCATCATGATCTGTGCTGGCAGATAATTTTGCACATTCCCTAAACGCACTGCGCCAAGTATTAAATGGATCAGTGTTAAATGCTGTAATGTTACTTACTTCATTGATCAACTTCAATTTACCAAGCCCAGTTGTTAAGTCCACACGCCATGTAGTTGCCTCTAGTAATAGTTTTCTTGGGAATAGCTTAACACCACCATATCCATATTCTAAATCATTAATGGGATTTCTACTAGTCCATAAGTGTACTACATCTAAATCAAACACACTGGGAATAAAATTAAAATTCCATGCATCAATGATTTCTGCATCACCATCAACAACATAAAACATTTCAGTGTCTACGATTTCAGCGGCACGTTTATGCGCTTCAAAGATACCTTTAACTTTGTCCACACGTTTTGCTTTTGGAAACTTTTCACGAACCCTTTGCCAGTTTTCTTCTGCATTAGCTTCATTATAGCTTATAAAAACTACATCAGTATCGATCATTGGTTTAATGAAACTCATATGCTTGTCACCAATTGAACTATGTGCTTTGATCTTAAAGGCCCATATATCTTCTTTGCCATTGGCATACTTTGGATCGACATACCAAACTAAGTCATAGGCAAAATCAAAATAAGGAATCTTCTTATTTGATATATCATAATGCAAAGCTGGTAATTCAGGATTGAATTCTGTATCAAATACTGGTTCAACAAACCCCATGTCTTTATACTGTGTTTGTCGTATCAATGCTCGGTCACTTACGGGGCTTAATTTCATTGCCCACGTTTTACCTGAATCATCACTGTATTCCTCTGGCAAATACCAATTTAATTCATAAACGAAATCTAAGTATGCCAGATCTGGCATAGAAATAAATCTAAAATCTATTTTTGGTATGTCTGGATTATAATTAAACTTAGGCATAATATAACCCATATTTTTAGTGCCGTTAAAAGACCTTGATGCCATTTTTAAGACCCAGATATCTTTGTCTAGACCTTTGGTAAACAATGGATCCAAATACCAAGTGTGATCATAACAAAAATCTTGATAAGGAATCTTAATTTCAACATCAAAATCCACTAGTGGTATATCACTATTGTATTCAAACCTAGGACTTATAACGCCCATGTCCTTTGTTCCCACAGGTGCGTTTGATCTAATACGCATAGCCCAAATTTTCTCTTTGTCTGCATCTAAGACAAACTTATCTTCTAGGTACCAAACTAAGTCATATTGATAGTCACTGTCATAATACACTGGAATATTATTAACTACAAAATCAATATCAGGTATATCCGGATTATATTCTATCAGTGGCATTACGTCGCCCATGTCCTTGACGCCAAGAACATTCTTAGGCTTAATTCTGGCAACCCATATTTTATCCACAGACCACGTTAGCCGTGAATCTAAATACCAGACATGTTCATAAAGGAGATCTTGATATGGCAATCTAAAATTAATATCAAATTTAACATTGGGTACCTCAGGATTAAATTCTAACACAGGTGATATATAACCCATGTCTTTAACGCCCAGTGAGTTATTGGGTTTAATACGTATTGCCCATATTTTTTCTGTACTATCTAAGTTAAATTGCGGGTTCAAGTACCATATATGTTCATATCTCAAGTCCTGATATGGAATACTTAAATCTACTTGGAAATCTACTTCAGGTATATCGGGATTAAATTCTAACACAGGTGATATATAACCCATGTCTTTAACGCCCAGTGAGTTATTGGGTTTAATACGTATTGCCCATATTTTTTCTGTACTATCTAAGTTAAATTGCGGGTTCAAGTACCATATATGATCATATGTTAAGTCTTGGTAAGGAAGATTCAAGTCCATATGGAAATCTACTTCAGGTATGTCAGGATTAAATTCTAACTTGGGCATTACGTAGCCCATGTCTTTAACTCCCAATGAGGTATTGGGTTTAATACGTATTGCCCATATTTTTTCTGTACTTTTTTCTGTACTATCTAAGTTAAATTGCGGGTTCAAGTACCATATATGTTCATATGTTAAGTCTTGGTAAGGTACATTCAAGTCCATATGGAAGTCAATATCAGGTATATCGGGATTAAATTCTAACTTGGGCATTACGTAACCCATGTCTTTAACTCCCAATGAGGTATTGGGTTTAATACGTATTGCCCATATCTTTTCTTCATTGTCTAAGTTAAACTGCGGGTTCAAGTACCATATATGTTCATATGTTAAGTCTTGGTAAGGAACATTCAAGTCCATATGGAAGTCAATATCAGGTATATCGGGATTAAATTCTAACACAGGTGATATATAACCCATGTCTTTAACTCCTTTACACTTTATGGCTGAGATTTTTACTGCCCAAATCTTTTCTTCTTGTGAATAATATCTCGAATCTAAATACCATATATGATCATAGTGTAAATCATAATAGGGCACATTCAAATCAATGTTATAATTAACTTCAGGTATATCGGGATTAAATTCTAACACAGGTGATATATAACCCATGTCTTTAACTCCCAATGAGGTATTGGGTTTAATACGTATTGCCCATATCTTTTCTTCATTGTCTAAATTAAACCGAGAGTCTAAATACCATATATGTTCATATGTTAAGTCTTGGTAAGGTACATTCAAATCAATGTTATAATTAACTTCAGGTATATCGGGATTAAATTCTAACACAGGTGATATATAACCCATGTCTTTAACTCCCAATGAGGTATTGGGTTTAATACGTATTGCCCATATTTTCTCATCGCTATCTAACACGAATCTTTGATCTAAATACCATATATGTTCATATGTTAAGTCTTGGTAAGGTACATTCAAATCAATGTTATAATTAACTTCAGGTATATCGGGATTAAATTCTAACTTGGGCATTACGTAACCCATGTCTTTAACTCCCAATGAGGTATTGGGTTTAATACGTATTGCCCATATTTTCTCATCGCTATCTAACACGAATCTTTGATCTAAATACCATATATGTTCATAGAGTAGATCTTGATATGGAACAGTTAGATCTAGTTGAAAATCTACTTCAGGTATATCGGGATTAAATTCTAGCACAGGTGATACATAGCCCATGTCCTTGACACCGATATTTTTATCTATAGGTGAAATTTTCGTGGCCCATATCTTCTCATCATTGTCCAAGTTGAAACGGGGATCTAAGTACCACACTAACTCATAGTTAAAGTCATGGTATTTGGGGAAATTTTCAATCCTGAATTCAATATCAGGCAGATCAGAATTAAATTCAAGTAGTGGTGCCACATAGCCCATATCTTTAGTGCCCTGTGAGGTTTTTGAATTTATTTTGGCTACCCAAATTTTTTCTTCTTGCGTATTAAACATGGGATCTAAATACCATACAAGATCGTAATTTAAATCATGATACTGCGGTATTGAAATATTATTGTACGGCACGGGTGGGAGGTCTTCATTATACTCGATTATAGGACGAGCATACCACATATCCTTTACTCCCTGTGAGTCAATGGGGATAAATCTTGCTAGCCAAATTTTTTCATTATATTGATTTTTATTAAACTCAGGATCTATGAACCATACTAATTCATATATGAAATCATGATCATAATATGGAATATTTTTTATATCATCGTGTAATGTAAATTCAACATTGGGAATATCTGGATTCCATTCTAATTCTGGATAAACATATCCCATGTCTTTTTGAACCGTTATGCCAAATTCAATAGCACACATTCTTGCTACCCAGATTTTATCAGATCCCGTATACCAAACATGTTCACAGTGTGCGTCTTCTATGCCAATCTTATAGCTGTTAATTTTATCACGTAATGCTTGATTAATAAATTTTACCGCAGGATTAAATTCAACTGTGCGTTCAATTTCTAATTCGCAATGGACAAACTTCCAACCTGTATTAGGATCCCAGTCCTGCTTAAATTTTTTAACCAGCCATAAGTTATCTATAGCCCATACTACACAGCCGGGGTTAGATTCTTCTTCTGGGTCAATGTAATCTAAAATCCAGGGATCATATTTGGGATTGACAATGACAAATTCGTTATTGCCCTGTCCCAATGCATGTAAGCGTTGATCAAATGAATCAGGATCCTGCTCCCAGGTCACATGTTCGACCATGGTCTTGTCTACTTTAATCATATTAAAACTGGTACGTTATATTTGTCTGCGAAGGCTTGTGCGTCTTTGGCGTCATTGACCATGGGCTGACCTTTAATATTCAAACTGGTATTGAGCAACATAGGGCAACCTGTTTGTTCATGCCATGCTTCTAACAACTTTCTAAACCCATGACTATCATTCTTTCCAACTGTTTGAACGCGACTCGTGCCGTCAGCATGTATTATAGCAGGAAACTGCTCTGGTTGTCTACACCTTGCTACAAATTGCATGTAAGGACTTGAATCAATATTTACTGGCATTTCAAAATAGTCATGAACATGTTCTTCTAATATTGCCGGAGCAAATGGACGAAACTTTTGGCGACGTTTAATTTGGTTAACTGTGTCTTTGATTTCAGGGCCACGTGGATCTGCCAATAAGCTGCGATGTCCCAGTGCTCGTGGACCATATTCGGCACGCCCAGTGGCTACGCCTACTATACGATCTTTACTTAATACGTCTATGGTTTCGTTGACGGGATACACGCTGCCCAAATCATAACCCAAGTATGGACCCGGCCACGCGACATGTTCACTAAAGTAATCTGCCACAGCACCAACAGCACTGCCAGCATCGCCAGGATTGGGCATGATCCAGACATTGTCCCAGTCTGCTGTCACTGTACTGTTAGCTACACAATTAAGAGCACAGCCTCCCATGAGTATTAAGTTTCTAGTATAGGGCATGATTTCTCTAGTCCACGCAACTATACCTTGTAATAGTTCTGTGTATATTTGTTGAGTAGCAGCAGCAATATCATAGGTATCTTGTAAACTAATTAAATCAGGACGCCAATCAGGACAGCCACGATGCAAATTGCGTTTAAATTTTATAATGGGGCCGCCCACATACTTGAAAAAGTCTTCGTATATAATATCTTTGTATTTGTTTGGGTCACCATAAGCAGCCATGCCCATTAAAATATATTCTTCTTCATTGGGCTTGAGTCCTATACGCTGTGTCATAGCACTAAACCAAAGTCCCACACTGTTGGGATAGCCTTGACTGTATTGTTTATTTAAGTTGCCGTTGATGCCACGCCATATGGTCAGTGTTTCAAACTCACCTATGCTGTCAACACAGACAACGGCGGCATCGCTAAATCCACTTGTATAATATCCTGCTGCTGCATGACTGCGATGATGTCGGCCCATCTTGACGGGGGCGTTGATATTATAACGTGCAAGATAGGATATGATATCATTTTCACGCCATAAAAATCCCTGACCAGCACGCCATTGACGCAGTGTTTTTAAGTAAGGGTTTTCATACCATATGACAAGATCGGGCCGACCGTAGTGTTCGGCATCCAGGATAATGCCCGCACACAAATCGCCGTCATTTTTTATGCCACTGTAGCGTTCACTATGTGCTGCAAATTTTAGTTCTTTATCGTGCCAAACACTGACCGCAGCATCATGGCTGTTGGCACTAATTCCCCAAATGTTCATAGATTAAATCGTTCAATTATAAGTCTTGTTAAATGTCTGTTAGGAGGGCCAGCTGGATGTACGCCATCATAAAAATTATCTCGACTTCTACATGCTTCAGTTATAGTATTTGCGTAGCTCATTTCCCTTTCCACAACTTCCCGGGTCAATGAGTCAATATACCATTCGAATCCGTGATATCTTATAAGGGTATAACACTGACAATCAGGGCAATCTATACCAGTGATGTCATACCGCCAATTTTCTATCAGTATGTCAGCCCATTCTAATAAATGTTTTTTACTTTTTCTAATAGGACCATGTCCGCCAACTATTACCCACTTGGTGTCAGGATATCTTGTTTTAATTGAAGTAACAGTATTATATGCTATGTCAGCTAGGTCATCTACATAAGCGTCTAGACCCTGCTGCTTAATTTTATTCAATTCTTCCCAAGCACGAGAGTCTTTTTCTGGATTACCTAAATTATACTGATTACTTAGATCCCGAAGTGATTCAGTGTGATACCATATGATTAAATCAAGATCTAGCCCATGTGTAAAAAACCCGTCGATTATCTGCTGTGCATATCCAATTGAATTTCGATTTGATTCTGCACACCGGCCAATATTGTAGACATGGTGGCCACGACGCATTAATTGGAAGTCCATCCAGTGGTTACGATCATTGATATATTGGTCATTCTTTCCCATATCGTTAGGAACAACGGCCCAACTATCACCAAATATTAAAATGCGTTTCATCTATAGATGAAAGGGTCCCTCTTTCTTAGCTCGTCTAAGCGTTTTTTAAGTTGTTCTTCCCACTCTAACTCCTCCTGAGTTTTTTGTGGTGGCTCAGGTTGTTGCTTATTCTGTTCTTCACCTGTGCTTTGAGAATTGTTTTCCTGCTGCATTTGATATTCCTTATTCATATATGCATTGAGCTTTTGAGCTCATGTGCCAGGCCCAATGACCATGTCCTATCCAGGGCATTGCATCATTGTCTTCACTAGTGATGGTCTTGTTAAAACCGCCACTGTCATTAAACTGCATATTATTTAATCCTCGCATAGTGTTAATTCTCTTTGTAAATGTACTGCAATATGTTCCATAAAATAAGTCTGCCCTGGAACATAATATTTGATCAATGGCAATGGCTTCCAAGGGACGCAGATCTAATTTAAATTTGTCGAGATATAGTAAATCATATTCTTGTCTTATTTTTGAAAAAAGATAGTTTGTTTCAAGTTCCTTAATATCAGTGGAAACATACAACGGTTTGTCATTTTTATACAGATGCTGAATCCTATCCAAAAGCAAATCAGGATTGTCTTTAAAATCTAATGCCATGGGATAATCAGAAAAATTTAATTGTTTTGGATCCCTAATATGCACCGCATTATAATTGCCGTTGATCAGTGACTCAGATTCCTTATAATATTCTGCCTTATAGCGTAAAGAACTATTAACTCGCTTTTTCATAGCAGTTCTATCTGCTTTGTTTCCAGCATAAACAAAATACCAATAATGCCCAAAAAGACATCCCTGGATATTTAGAAACCTGTTGTCAACATTCAAATCATACGTGGGCCTATGATCAGCAAAATATTCTAAATCAGTTAAATCAGATTCGCTGCTGTACACACAGGCAGCGGGATCTGGACTTGTTAACATTGGATTTCTACTGGTATAGTCATAGACGTCGTTAATATAACTTGCAATATTACCCGACCATGAATAAGGATGATTACTTGAATAGTATTCATCTCGGTATGGTCTAATGGGTTCAAAATCTAACAGATCAATTAAATCAAAATTTTGTTTGGCAGCATTTAAATCTAATACTTGCCAAATGTTTTGCCACGATTCTTTGGCAGCAGATCTATCGTCTATTAGCACGCACCAATTGGTTGGAGGCATTATAATAGATCTTTTTGTAATATGAGCAAGTGCAAAGGCAATTTCATAACTTAGGAGTATATTACAAAAACCAGCACTAAAGGGTGAGAATATAATATATTTGTCATACATAGTATAGTTCAGGATATTCAACCAAAACATGTATTCCCGGTGTTGAGGCCGCACTGTTATATGATCGTATAATATCATCTGTATTTTTTAAATCATAAAAGCTGATATTTTTACACAGCGATTGAAATTCACTGAAGTAATTGCCCTTGTGTTGGTGCCCGGGATCTAAGGGTTTATCGCTGCCTTTGCCTACCCTTATAATAATATGTGCAGTTTTTCCTGTCATTAACTCGTATTTGTCTAAGTGATTTACTAATTGATTTGTACCTGAAATAACGAAATCCCAGCGAGGATAAAAACTTACAACAACATGACCTGCCATGGCAAGTCCCAAGCTCATGCCCATTTGTGTTTCTTCCATTACAGGGAGTTCAATCATGCGATCTTTACTGACATTTGTCAGAGTTGTACTCATGGGATTACCCGCATAGACAATTTGTTGTCCAATGAAAATAATATTGTCTAAATCATTTAAAAGGGTCATTGATGCCGTTAATGCATCTTTGTAGGGGCTTAGATTAGGTGCGCTCATTCATTCTGTTCCTATATTGTTCTGCTTCGATATGCCTAATAACATTGTCAGCAATAACTTGATGACACTTAAGAGATGGATGGTGATCCTGAGGGGGTTCGGTAAAAGATTCTAAGTCCCTATATATTGTCAATTCTGGATGTGGTACTGATTGAAGATGCATATATCCCATCATTTGTTCAATGTTTGTGTAATTGTAACCATGATAATTAAATTCAATGAATCGTTGAGATAGCCATGGATCATTTTTAATATATGGTACCATGTCATGTGGCCATGTCATAATGTAAGCTCTGACACCGTTATGTTCAAAATTTTGCAAAAAACGTTTAATATCATTGATGTCTTGCACTAAACCATTATGTACGTACTGGTCTAATGTTAAATTATTTTCAATAAGCCATTTATGAAATTCTTCTGTTTGATTTATCATAACATTATGATGGCTGGTTCTTACAATATCACCATGATCATTTTTCCAAATCATTGCGGGACTGTGTGATCGCGGCCATTGTGTACATTGATATACAATGGTTGAAAAGTCATCAAAAAAGTGCCCTGGATAATTATAATCGTCTCTGATTGACTCTGATCTACCAGGTCCTGGCCAAAAAGTAGCTGTGTTTTCATTAACCCCAAAACAATTCTCCCACCACTCGATAATCGAATAAGTTGCACCACCATTGAATGGTTGACATACTTCAAACGTGTTAAAATGGTTTGCCACCAGTCTAGGAAACCTAATTGTTTTAATATATTCATAGTGGCTAAATCTTACCAAATTAGAATGATAATGGTGTGGTGGAGGTTCTTTAAGCGAGTCCAAATTACTATAATAGTATAAACCTTGTCCCCAAGTAAAACTGCATCCCGCGAAGACTATTCCTTTGGTCACTGTTTTATTGTTTTTTGACTTCATGGACTTAATTAACCTTATGATTTAGATAAGTCATTATCTTCTTTGGGTGACCAACTAATTTCCCAGTCTTTAAAATCCGCTGCTAAACAATCTACTTTGTAATCTTTCCTACCGCCTACACTTTCCTGTATAACATTTTTAGCAGTGTTTCGTATACCATTTAGGCCATGCGTAAGTTCTAAGTTATTACCATCTTTGATGCCGCGACGATAATTGCTTTCATTGTGCCAGATGTGCAAGTTCATTTGGCTTAATACTACAATAGCCCGAATAACATCTGCTGTAATTTCTGCACGATTTTCATCTAATACAACTTGTATGTCATGCACAATGTCTGCAATTTCTTCGCTGTATTCTTGCTTAAACTCGGGTATAAAAACTTCTTTAAGTTGTACAATACTTAAGCGATCAATTAAATCACCCAATGTATGTAGGTATCGTCTAGTAGTCATAGGTTTGTAAAATTCCTATTGTTGTAAGGTATAGTCATTTGATATGCTTGGATTAGTTGCTTAATTCCATAGTCCAAATCATACATGGGACGCCATCCTGTGCTTTCTAACTTAGCGTTAGAAACAATATAATTACGTTTATCAAAATCTTCTTTAAACTCGTCCTGTTTAATAACAAGTTTTGGTACGTATTCTTTTATCTTTTCTGCCAGTTCCATTTTACTTAAGTTAGCAGTGCTAAGTCCAACATTATATACTTTGCCGCGACATTGTTCGTAATTGTCAATCATAAACTCAAATGTGCGGGCAATATCCTGAACATGAATATAATTACGTTTAAAATGTGCTTCAAACAATACTAGATAACCATCTACTACTGATTTGTAAACAAAGTCATTGACCAGTAAATCCTGTCGCATACGAGGACTTACTCCAAACACTGTGGCCAATCTTAACACTATGCCATTGCCCTGTTGTAACACTGCTTCTTCGGCGTCACATTTAGTTTGTGCATAGAGACTTAAAGGTTTAAACGGACTTTCTTCAGTTATAATTTGATCACTGCTGCCATACTGACTGTTAGTGTTAGGAATAATTAATTTCTGGTCGGGACGCAAGCGACGCACAATGTTTCTAATTTGTTTAAAGTTTAAATCCACTGCCAGTTCAGGGTTGGCCTTGCAAGCAGGCATACCAACAATAGCAGCCAATGGAATGATCGCATCATGCAAGTCAACCTGTTCTAATAAACGGCCAGTGTCCCTAACGTCACCATTGATAAAAGTAAATTTAGGATTTTTAAACAAATGTAAGAGACTTAACTGCTTATACATTAAATTATCTAACACTGTTACACTGTGATCTTTTAGCAGCAAATGTTCTGCCAGTGTAGATCCCAAGTAACCTGCTCCGCCAGTGATCAATACTTTCATTTGAATTCTTCTTTGTTTGCCAAATACCAGTCGTGAGTTCTTTTCAGTCCATCTTCGATAGTGACCTTTGGAGACCAACCCAGTGCTGTCATAATTTTTGTGCTGTCAATCTTACGTACAGGAATCATGCTGGGCTTGCCACTGACATATTCTATAGGATTAGTATTACCCACAATTTGTTTCATCATTGATAAAACATCATTGACACTGTGTACAGTATTACTGCCGACGTTGAATGTATCATGTGATTCTTGACGTTCCATAATTAACTGCACTGCATCAACAAAGTCATCAATATACAGTAAATCCCTAAGTTCGTCACCCTTGCCCCAAACGGGAATAGGATTCATATTGTCCGCTACTTTGCGAATAGTTGCCGGAGTAACATGGCACTTGGCAAAGTCAAACTTATCGTGCGGCCCATACAAGTTGGCAGGACGAATCACGATTGTAAGCATGGGATTGGGCAAATACTTTGCGTATAGTTCACACTGCACTTCTGCATAGCGTTTCATCCAGCCTACAGGAAAGTAAACAGGGTAGGGATCATCAAATAAAAAGTCTGTTTCACGAACAGGCTCATCGCCCTTGGGAGGATATACTGTGTTGCTGCTGATAAAGATATATTTTTTAACTTTGTTTCTGTAACTGCTGTCAATTAAAAAGTTATTCATTGCCACATTGGGTGTAACATGTGCCAAGGGATCCTGCACTGTATCCACTGCATTGCTGGTACTGGCAGCGGCGTGTATGACAACGTCACAGCCTTTGGTAATATCAAGGCAGGTATTGTAATCCATTAGGTTACCTGCCAGATATCCCACACTTGGATATTTGATTCTTGGTTGTCTTGTATGCAAATGTACACGAAGATTGGTGTAACCCTCTGCTACTAATTTACTTGTT